GGCTTTGGTCCTTCTGATGATGATATCAGCCGTTTTACGTTCGTTGATATATCTGCTAGGGAGTATGCGCGGTTTAAGGACCGTTTGTATACGCGGCTTAAAGAGATTTGTACGCAGTGCGGGTCACAACATTAGGATATTCACTGGTCAATCGTAATATATTTCCAGGTGTTACCGTCCTTTGTACATGGGGAGCAGTTATGGAGTATTATTGTCATGAATGCCGGGAGTCGATTTCCCTTGAGGAGTATTCGTATTCCATGAACCGGTACCGGAGGCGGGCTGTGTCGGACGCGTTAGAGTACGTTAAAGGAGTAAACAGGTATTTTTTTTGAATTGATTAAGGAGTTGTTCGAACATTTTCAAATAAGGTATTTAAACTAATAATATAACGTAATAATACAATAAATAAAAAAAAATTGGAAGGTATAAACCATGAAGATGAAAATAACAGTAATGTTAGTAGGTATAATTTTAATCTTTACTGGATTGTCAACAATTGGAAGTGCAAATATTTGCATAAATGAAATCATCGGAACTAAAGCGGGACAAGTTTCAGTGAGTGTTCATAATGATAGACCTGAAGCAGTGGATAACATGACCGTCCATTTTTTTATAAGATATGGGCTTCAAAAAAAAGTAATATCTGAGGAATTAAACGGATTAAGTCTCATCCCTTATGAAGTGAAACCATATCCATGCCCAAACATACCATATCTTTTTGGAATTGGGAAAATCCGTGTAGATGCCGTTGTCGGTCATTCACTCAATAATAGTAGTTTATTTACTATAGATGATGTGGCGTCTGCTGAAGGAATCATACTTTTTTATAACATAATATTTTTTAAATATAGTTAATAAATCTACAATATTTTTTTTATTTTTATTTTGCCTGGTCAGACAGGAGACATAATGATGAATTAAATAAAGAATTACCAGAGCACGGGGGACGACACGGGACGTACAGGACCTGGTGCGGGAGCGGCATGCCTCTGAGCTAGGGACGGAGACGCCGGTGTTACGGACGGTGAAGGATTGGATAGCAGCTGATCTTGAGACGTGGGAAAAAGTACTGAACAACACAGGGACAGGTAGTTTCGTGGTGAAGGGAGGAGAAGAGGAAAAAGATAAAAGAAAACAAAAAAAGGAGTAGGAAATAATAAATGGATAAGTGGAGGGAGGGAGAATCGGTTGTATGCGAGTAAAAGGAAAGAAGAAGAAAAATGTAAGGATTGCGGGAGAGGAATAAAAAAATCAAGAGTAAATATTTTGCTTTTATATTATAATTAAATTGGTAAATTCCATTCAGAAAATTTAATCATCAATTTATCATTTTGAATCGATTCGATTATTTCGTTTAAAATTAATTTTTTATTTTTACTTGAAAGATGATCTAAATAATTTGGATGATAGGTTTGAATGAATTTGATTTTCTTTATTTTGTCAATTTTTCTTATAAAATAAAGATTGTTCACTGTATCAAAATTTGAACTATTTAATTGAAAAAACATTTCTGGTAACATACCATTAGAACCGGTACCAAAGATTACTACATTTTTTGGTTGTAGAATATTTATCTCTTTAAATACCCACTTGCAATTTTTAATACAATTTTTTGATATTTCAGGATTGGGAGTATACCCAGGCACAGCAATAGTTTTTTCATGTACTTTACATTTATGTAGATTTGTCCAAGCGATATAATTAAATGAGTTATCATCTTTTTTAATTACTTCTTTTGAAATATTTCTGACCCATCTCCAAAAGTTAGAATTTTCTTCAAAAAAGAGTTGGTCCATATCATAATCATCAAAGTAATATCTCGTTGGATCGGGGATCTGTCTATTTTTTATTGTACACTTTTTCTTGTATTTGTTTAAATAATATGCTTCTAATCCAACAAATAAAATTTTGTATTTATCGTTATTAAACTCGCATCCCACATAATTTAAAGGTACTGGGTGACTTTGTTTTAGATTATTGTTTTTACAATATTTACGGCAGTTTTTACAATCATCAGAATTTATTAATTTATTATAGTTATTGCCATAAATTTTTTTATGATAATGTTCCGCAATATTATGGACCATTAATATCTCCTTTGTTTGTTCATATGAAATCACAATCTAGCAATTTTTCCTGCGTCTGTTAATACAAGTCCTTCTTCTGTTGATATGTATCCCATGTCTCGTAGTTCGTCGATGTTTCGGTAGAGCATCGCTCGTGATATTCCAATGTCGTCTGCAAGATCTGTGAGTGAGATTTTTGAATAATCTTTCTCTGCGAGTGCTTCGAGAACTTTTTTTTGGCTTTCGGTAAGTTTGAAGCAGAGTTTAGGTAGCCAGACGACCGCGTTTTTGTCTTCTTCTGGGTTGTACGCGATTTTTTTAATACGGTCGCATCGTGCGTATGCTGCGAAGAGGAGTCCGAGTGCCTTGGTTTTTCTTCCTGATGTTATGTTGACAAATATCTCATCATTTTTTGGCTGCATATCTATCAGCTCAACGCATTTTTCTGCGACTTTGACGATATTGTAGGCTTCTGTTGTTATTTTTTTCACATCGACGACTCGCCCGAGTGACTCTTCGATAAGTTTGTAGCTTTTTTCTTGTTCTTTTTTGTTGGTTTCATCGAGAAGAAGAATGAGTCTATCCGGCCCAAGTCTGTTTGCTGCAAGCAGGACTGGATCTGGTGTGTACAGTGTTGCAATTAATACTTTGGCCATGGTTGCTTCTGTTGTTGTATGTGATTGGAGATTAATAAGTCTATCTACCGTATTGTCCCATTTTCTATAATTTTATATACTATGTATACTTTTTAATAGAAATGTTTATAAAATGATTTACTATCTGGGTTGGTACGATCGGTAACGACGAAAGGAAGAGACCATGAGAAAAAAAACAAAATTTATAGTAATAATGGTTGGAACGCTAGTGATAGCAACGACCGCGATTTCTGCGGTTTCGACGACGCTTACAACAGTGTCGTTTGGAATGCGGGGAGAGACCACACCACTCTATACCCTCAGAGGTTTGTACGACAGGAGTATAACCGACTATTCAGGGGAGACGTATTCCTTTCATCTCGACTTCGATAAAGGAACCTTTACTGGTTGGTTTGTTACTCAGGAGGGATACGTGTACCACGCATACGGAACCTTTGTAATAAATGGTAATCACATCAGTGGGACATGGCACCTGGATACCGGGGATTCCGGGTGGATCTCTGGTCACATTGGTAGCTGGTAAACCGGAGAATACCATGAAAAAAGAAGACGTCGAGAAGAAATCGCCTAACATCCTCATTGGTGGAGAAAAGGAATCCTTCGTCCTGGATCGGTATCAGCTCCGTCAGTTCATCCAGCAAGGATGTCACCGATTCGTGTGTAAGGATGGACAGGAGATCGAAGTATTGTATCATCCATATGCATATCGTTTAGAATCCGGGGTGGCCATGCCATCAGAAGATACATCAAAAAAAGATGAGTACTCCATAGAACATTTCTTTGACTACCCCAAACGAAAAGAATGGACGATGCCCCTGCTCGAGCCAGGTGCCAAGGATAAAGAGATGATCAAATGGATGATCGATCATCTTACCGCTATCGAAGATGTGGTCGGCTTCCCTCTGCAGAACGTCAAGGTGAAAGAAGAAATCGATGACACCATCGGGTTCTTCGACAAGGTGATCGTCGATATCTACGCTGAGGACCTCTGCAGAGAAAAAGTCGTGATATCCGGTGACTACAAAAGGTCAAGCAATCACACCTTGGTTTGCTTGCTGTGCACGGCGATCCTTATCGAGGCGAAGAAGATCATCTGGGTTGCGAATGAAATCAAGGATGACCATCAGATCATCGTCAAATGGCTCAACGAGTACTTCTCAAAACGGGTTAGTATTTATCTCGTCGAAGCAAAAGCTATTCCGCTTAATGATAAGAAAGAGGCAATCAGCCAGTTCAGGTTGGTGGAAAGCCCGACGTCAGGATGGATGAACCATTATTAAATTAAAAAAAATGCATCAGCGCAGGGTTGGGGCGTCTGGGGGACGACACAGGAGTTACAGGAGCTGGTACGACAGAGACATACTGATGAAGTACCTGAGGAAGTACCGGAGAGCCGGACGGTGAAGGATTGGATAGCTGCTGATCTTGAGACGTGGGGCGGGTGCTGAGGAAGAAAGAAAGAGAAAAAAAGGAATAAAAAATATAGGAAGGAAGAAGAAACATTCTAAAAAGTCTGGTGGTTGCGTTGTGTCGTGCTGAAGAGACTTTTGGTGAATGCTGATGGTGGGGCGCGGGGCAATCCTGGTCCTGCCGCGGTTGGTATCGTCATGTACGAGCGAGTTCATTTCATTGGTAGATCTTGAAGAGATCCTTGGGCATTTTCCTAATAAGATATACATATATAGATATATAATCGGTAACCGCGCAAAATACAAACATTTTTGAACAAACAGCCATATTACTCCTTAAGAGCAGACCGCGCAAAATGAAAAAGGTATACGTATGACATGGGCGAAACCAAAGGGATACTCCCGTAGTAGAATCGATCGTGCTGGCGACATCCTAAGCAGCGACACGACCACGGACGCGGAAAAAGAAGAAGCAATTGAAATCCTCGATAATTGGAGGGCGATCCACAGCTATCCCATGCATGTCTTCAAAATGAGACTCAAGAACAAATCGAAGCTCGTTGATCCTCATGCGCTCACCGCGCAGCGTCTCAAACGTGTCCCTGCCATCCTTTTTAAATTGAAACGACAGTACAACGGCCGTCCACCGACCATGAAGCTGTCTCAAATGCAGGACATCGGAGGATGCAGGGCAGTCCTCTCAACCGTCGATTTGGCACGTAAGCTTCATAAAGACTATTACCTCAAAGGGGACATCAAGCATAAGAGGATCGGGGAAAAGGATTATATCAAGTACCCAAAGAAGGACGGGTATAGAAGTATCCATGTCATCTACAGGTTCAACAGTGATAAAGGCAAGAGCATCTACAACGGTCTTGTGGTGGAAATCCAGATACGGTCGAAACTTCAACACCTGTGGGCAACCGCCATTGAGATCGTCGACTTCTTTACGCGACAAGCCATTAAATCCAATGAAGGGCAGGAAGAATGGATGGGGTTCTTCCGACTTGTCAGTTCAGCATTCGCTCTCATGGAGAAATGCCCGACGGTCCCAAACACCCCGACAGATGAAAAGGAACTCTGCACCCTGATAAAAGAAAAAGAACGGCAGTTGAACGTCATCAGAAAGATGAGGGGCTGGGCGAACAGCATTAAAGTGTTCGAACAGGCGGGAAAGAAGAAACAGAAGATGAAATTCTTCCTCTTGGAATTAAACATCATCGGTGAGAACCTTACCATCTCGGAGTACCCAAAGACACTTGAACAGAAAGCGATCGCAGATTACGCAGAAGCAGAAAAGAAATATCGAGGAAAAAAAGAGTTCGACGTGGTCCTTGTCGGGGCTGATACAACGCATGACCTGGAAAAAGCATACCCGAACTACTTCATCGATTGCGGAGAGTTCCTGGACGTCCTGCAGAAAATATGCACGAAACACTAAGGAAACATTCTAAAGAATCTGGTGGTTGACCTGTGTCGTGTTGAAGAGACTTTTGGTGAATGCTGATGGTGGGGCGCGGGGCAATCCTGGTCCTGCCGCGGTCGGTATCGTCCTGTACGATGAGGCCAGACGCGTTGTGGAGCGGTATAAGGCGTATCTCGGGGTTGCGACGAACAATGTCGCGGAGTACATGGCGCTTATAACGGCGTTGGCACTTGCGGTGCGGTATTCGCAGGGGGAGCTAGCGGTGTTCATGGATTCGGAGCTGGTGGTCCGGCAGATGCAGGGGCGGTACCGGGTGAAGGCCGGTCATTTGGTCGCGTTCTATGAGGAGGCCAAGAAGAACGAACGACGGTTCCAGAAGGTGGTGTACAAGAATGTACCCAGGGAGGATGTGTTCCAGTCGGAGGCGGACAGGCTCGTGAACCTGGCGCTTGACGAACGATAAAAGGGAAAAAAAAGGATTAATAAAAATAAAGGAATGGAGAGGGGGAGGGAGGAAGAAGTGGAGGGACGGAGAAACATTTTTCTGTGAGTAAGAATAAGGAGAATACATTAATAAGAAGAAGAGAGTACAATTCCCGAGGAAGTATTGAGCGATGAGAAAATGACAATCGATCCTGATTGGAATCCTTATGAGGATTGGGAAAAGGAAATCCGTCTGAAGCAAGAAGAAAAAAGAAAACCGAGTAGGATTAAAAAGATGAATTGTTCAAAATGTGGTAAAGAAACAATAATCGTAGACAAACAGTATTATCTCACAACAGGCGAATACAAGGATAAACCGCTCTGTGTTCAATGTTGGTATCAGGAATATAATGGTTGTATCAAACCTGGTTACATGATGATGCCCGACGGAACGATAAAGAACATGATGGGGAAAAGACTACGGCCTGATGGTACAATCGAAAACCTTTGGCATGCCGACAAAAAGAAAGGCTATGCGACAGTCAAGGAAGTACTGGACGACATCCTGAAAACATTAACACCGGAGTACCAGGCGAAAGTAAGGGAAATGACACAGGGTGATTTCTGCAATGTCCAGCATTTCGGCCTCGGCATGGACATCCGCAACAAATACTTTTATCAGAACCCCCTGCGAGAACAACTTATCGTACATCTCGGGATGGAAAACGCGTTCCCCGCACTTGACGGCGATGAATTTAGTGGCATCATCCTGAGAAAGCTCTATCGACGTATCACAGCGAAAAAGAAGGAATAAATAATTAAAGAAAAAAAGAATAAAGAAAGGAATATGTGGAGGGAGGGAGAAATTGTTGCATACAAGTAAGGAAAAAGAGAGGGAAGTAAAAGAATAATTTATAAAGATAAAGATATTCTCCTAATAAATATGGCTATAATAATAACCAAAGATGGAAAAGAAACAAGAAAGATAGAAAAATCAGATTTTGAACAAGAGGATTATTTACAAAAATTTATCTATGAAAATCCAGAGACGATCCCACTTTACGATATTAAGGAAAATATTCAACTTCTTGTATTATGCAGAGAATTTCCCACGCGAAGCGGTCCAGTCGACGCATTAGGCATTGACCGAGAAGGCAACATATATTTAGTTGAAACCAAACTCTATAAAAACCCGGATAAACGCCTGGTAGTTGCTCAGGTTCTGGACTATGGTGCTTCGCTGTGGATAAATAATTCATATGAGGATTTTTTTAATCAAATTAATACTTTTCTTAATAATAAACTAAAAGTCCATTTGAATCAGAGAATTGGAGAGTTTTTTGGTTTATCGGACGAAGAAGTAAAAAGCATAAAAGAAAACATAGCTTCAAATCTAAAAAAAGGTAATTTTAAATTTGTTGTTCTCATGGACAGGTTACATCAACAGTTAAAAGATTTGATTATTTATTTAAACGCAAACAGTGAGTTCGACATCTACGCAGTGGAATTAGAATATTATAAATATGATTCTTATGAGATTATGATTCCCAAGATCTATGGCTCAGAGGTTAAAAAAGAAATTGACACTTCAGGTTCTGCAAAATATAAATGGGATTGGGAGTCATTTTCTAAAAAATTAAAAGAAAATTTCGGAGATGAAGAGGTTCAGGTGGCAAGAGCTATTCTTAATTGGGCTGAAGAAAACCATATGGAAATGTCATGGACTACCAGTAAAAGAGGAGGCTTTTTTATTCATTTTTCTTCAGATAATGGTATGTTTTATCCCTTTAATATAAATGGAGACGGAAATATTGAATGGAATGCACCTCATCAAGGTGATAAGAGCCCCCCGCCATTTAACCAAATGGAAAAAAGACGTGATATATTGGAACGCATGAAATCTGTTAAAGGTGCGGATGTAAATCTTAATAAAGTCGATGGATACAGCGCATTAAAACTCCCACTTCGGGCACTCAAGGATAAAAAAGAGCAACAGGCATTCTTTTCAGTTTTAACATGGATCAAAGAAACGTTAGAGAATAAACGATAATGTCTAAAGAAATCAATATATTATTATTTTATTCCAGTAGGTAATATTATGAAAGAATTTCCAAGATGCCCACAAAAATTATCCAATCACATTGAAAAACTTTTATTGGAACTTGCAGAGGAATGGTTTTTTAGTGAAACGCGTCCTCGAATTTCTGAGAAATCATTGAAACACTGGGATAGGTTGATAGACACTTGGATTAAGGATAGGGAATTACCTTTATTCATACGCAAACGTACAGAAGGACGTGGACGTGAAATTCATCACAAGGAAGGACGAATATTAATACCGACAGATAATAGCCCTGCAAATTGGAGTTATTTTAAAGCATATCAAGAATTATATTTTGATATTAGCGACATTAAAAAGTTAGTAAAAAATGATAGAATTCCTATTGCGATTATACTTAAAAAAGATGAAAAAAAGAAAGCAATTAAAACAAATACTCGACGTGATGACATTGATATCAATGGTAAAGGATGGAAGGTATGTCACATTCAACCTATTGGTCTTAAAACACGGGAGAAAATTGATGAAATTCAATTATCAAAACTTGAAGAACACTTTAAAAAATTTTTGTCTCCCTCAAACATGTTTCTCGTTCCTAAAAGATTATCAGGATTTGGTGAGCTTCCCCAATTAATCGAAGTTATGAAGAATAAAAATATGGTTATTGATTGATATGTTTTGTAAAATCTATGGCACCGAAGAAACCGATAACCCTGATGGAATCTGTGATGATTGTAAATTCTGTATTATTAATGATAAAGATATTCCACCCAATAGGTAAACCATTTCCCGCTTCTGTCAAACCTTTTTAAAACCAAAAAGGGATACCTTTTTATATTAAGAAAGTGTTATCCCATCGATAAGTATGGGTAAATACGAAAATTTAGGAAGATTTCTTACGCATCTTTTAGAGAATCATGTTAATTTACCGATGGAAAAAATAGAGGAGATTTTGGGTTTTCCATTACCTACTTCTTCTATCAAGTTTCGCCCCTGGTGGGCTAATGATCGTACCCATGTTCAAGCATCGGACGGATGGATGAAGTTTGGGTGGACAGTAGAAACAGTTGATTTTACAGGGAGAACAGTGACATTTAGCAAGAAGGATAACATTCCGGTTCAAGAACCAAGAAAGACTCATTCTGTTGAACCACGTGAGATGAATCCCATACGATTTGAAGAGGTAGCGAGAGCTACGATGTCCGTATATTTTAAAAAAGAGCTCTCACCAAGAAAACTTCAGGGTTTTCCTAAACTTTTTGATCTTGTATCCTCAGATGGTACGATCATAGGAGATGCAAAATATTTAACAATGGTGGGAGGAACGTCTATTCCCCCTGCGAAGTTCGCAACAATCGCCGAATACGTGTGGCTCTTGGAAAAGCTTAGTGCAAAGAAAAAATTTTTAGTGTTCGGAAACGACAAACGTGTTCCTGAGGAATGGCTAAAAAGATACGGAATGCTCGTTACGGATGTAGAGTTCTATTTTATTGATGAAAATCAGAATATGATTAAGTTGGACAGGACAGTGAAGAATGGTTGAAGAAATTAATTTCATGGATACCCCTGGAGGATATGGGGCAGTTGCTGTTAAGGCGGTAGAATTACTGCGGTCTAAAAACGCTCCTAACCAAAAATTTGCGTGGGATCAGGCAGCGAGTATAATACTTGATGCAAAGTCGTCGAAGGAAAAGGGTTGTCCCAAGGCTGCTTTTCTTGGTTTATGCGAAGAAGGATTGATTAAAGGTGTAAAACCTGGGTCATATTGCACTTCTTCGGAAAATAAATCCTATGCATTAAAGGCAATCCAGGCTCTGAGGAAAAATCCGGATCTTCGTTTTGATGCAAATAACCTTTGGACTGAGGTGTTGAGACTATCTGGAAAAAATATTTCACACAATCATCAAATGGAAGTGGTTATTGCTCTCTGGAATCGAAATTTGATTGATATTGAATAAACAAGAATTATTATTGTTCCATGAACCGGTACCATACTGCGCTGTGTCCGCTGCATCAGCAGAGGAGAAGTGTACGGGGGACGACGCAGGAGTTACAGGAGCTGGTACGACAGAGACATACTGATGAAGTACCTGAGGAAGTACCGGAGCTGCGCACGGTGAAGGATTGGATTTCCGTTGACCTTGAGACGTGGGGTCGTGTGATCCGGAAGAAAGAACGAGAGGAACGGGAGAGGAAGAGATAAAAAAAATTATTTTATGAATTGCCACTAAAATTATTCATAATATTATTTATAATTCTATCAAGATGATCAATCAATTCAGGTGTAGCTTTTACTACACCCAAATCATCTGTATAGTCTCGTGGTTTGATTTCTTTGTCAGGATATCGTGTAAATTCCTCATGTGTGTAGGTGTAAGCAGCGATAAAATATAATAATGTAAAATCTATAGTTTCAAGTAAGATTTTTTTTGTTTTTTCAAAATCAACATAATCCTTTAAAATCTTTGACGTATTTTTTCCATTGAGTTCTTTTTCTAAATCTATCGATAGTGCTTTGCTAAAATTTTTTAATAATTCTACTAAATTCAAATTCTCCAATAATTCAGGTATTGATTCAAATTTCAAACTCATTTCTTTTTTACATTTTTCATAGAATTGGAAAATACTCTGAAAATTTTCATATGTTATTTTAGCCATCTCAAGTCGATTTTTCGGATCTTTAATTAATTTATAAATATCTGCTGTACTAGTTTGTATGTCTGGATATAAATTATGTATTTTAGTGACTAAGGAAGACATTCTTTCAAGAAGTAATAAAAAAGCCTTTAAGGAATTATGACTAATTGTAAATAAATCATTTTTAGTAAATCCTCCAAAGTAAAGAACATAAGCCTTTGATGTCTTTTCGGCGCATTGTTGTAAAAAATATGTAGAATATGAATATTTTTTATTTTCGTAAAGAAACCTACAAACTGTTAAATCATCCCTCGCACATTTAATAAAATCATCAGCTAATGTTAAAATAGTCTTGTTGGGCCGATGAAATAGAATGTGTTGAGCTTCCTCAAATAGAACATCATTCAATGCTTGTTGGTTAAGTTGGTTTTTTTTCTTTTTAGATTCTTGCATTACCATTATTTCACTTGTTTATATTTCAGTATCGAGTTTTTCTTTTAATAAAGTTAAGCCTCACTCAATAGCATCATACCAAAATCTTTTTTCTTCACCTCATAACATCCTTGATTTAAAAAATCGTTCAGTATCCTTATCAACAAAATACACGTAGCAACCCTTCAGACCACGCGACATCAAGACCCGGTAAATATTTTTCACGTATTCATCAAATCGCTCTGTTTTTCTCTGTAAAACAGGATCCCGTGTCTTCTCAGGATCACCAATTAAACAATCATGCGCTTTATCATACTTCAAATCAGGACCGACAATGACACCAACGTAATCAAACTCAAAGCCCTGCGCAGTATAAATACAGCCGATTTGTTTGATTCCCTCAGGTTTGTACGCCCACTCGTACCACTTCACGTACCCTACGGGAGGTTTGATGTTATCATGAGTCTCCCACGGCATCGCGAAATTCCCGATGCAAACATCCTTGACCAATTCACCATTGGAACCTAATTCTTTCGACCAATCCCAGCAAAACCCGGCTGTCAACCTCGCAGTAATCCCCTTTTCACTATTTTTCTGTTTTATCAGCTCATACAATTTTTCTGGAGAATCAATGATCTGAAAATCAAAATTCTCTTTTTTCGAATCCAAAATTATTTTCTTATCTGAATGCCCCAGTAAATACTCCAACCAATCAAGATAATTCTCAGATCCTCCGCACCTGAACTGCGAAACCAACTCGACTTCTCTGACCACGCAACTATATTTTTTCGCTGCCTCCCGAATCAAATCAGTACTACCGACTTCCAGGAATCGAATCACCTGTTTATCATCAATGAAAAATATCGATGTCTTTGCGCATCGAACCAACTGCTCTATCTGAGGCATATCGGTCCGGTCTACCGGCTTCGTATATTGATTATTAGACGTTTTACCAATCCTATGTGCCTCATCAACAATTAAGATATCAATCTGATTTTCCTTGATTCTAGATGGAACAAAAGGAGTAAGCGACGTAAAGAGAAGTTTTGCATTATTTTTGTCAACTTTATATTTTATCGCTTCAATCAACGGTTTAGATTTAGTCGAAAAAAACACAGATTTCTTCTTAGCGGCCATCTCAGCAAGGATATTCAGAGCGATAACGGTTTTCCCAGTTCCAGGACCGCCCTTGACAATCACAACATTTTTTTCGTTATTCTTCTCTGCTTTCCGTATCTTATCAAGGATTGCATTTTTCGCATAAATCTGATCATTTAACAAAGAAAAATCCGATGTGTTCGACACGATCTTCGCTGCACTTTCTAGCAATTTCTTTGACGGCTTAACAGGAGACTGCATGAATTTATTAAAAATATCAAAACCATCTCCTTTACCTAACAATTCTTTCAATCGCTTTGATAGCAGTTCCACGTCTTCATGCGTATAGATAGGATACCGTTCTAAAATCTTATTATAAATAGGATTGAACAAACCCTCTCCGATGTCCTTACGATAATTCGGGCAATACGAACACCCAACAAGATCTAACTGGTTCTCCTCAAAAACCTCGATGAACCCAAACATATAATCATGATACCCTTCAACCTGCTGAGACGGATGCGCGACCTTTCTTGTACTGCCACCAACATATGTTTCAACAAAATTCCCCTCAATATCTAAGGCCTCGACTTTCTCCCACTGTTTCATTTCGATATGAACGACAATTCCGCGATCATTGTTATCCTTACCGAACAACAAACAATCAATCCGCCTTGATGTATAGGGAACCTGATACTCAAAAGTCACATAAATATTTGATAAATCAGAAGCTTCAATCAAATTTTTAATCTTATCACCAGTCACACCCCAAGAATGATACTCTGGTTCACCGACATGAAATCCCGAGGATTCCTTGAAGTTCGTTTTCATGATGTCAACTAATTTGTTTGACCGGACGTCTTTGAAAAATTTTTCTTGAGGAGCATCATAGATGATATTCCGGGTTATCATTTCTCAAACTCCGAATATTTTTTATTTGACCCCTTTGCTTTTTCAATAGGATATTTTTTAGTATTTTTTCCCATTTTTTTCTGAAATTCGCTGCTTACATCAATATCATATCTTTGTGCAAGCCTTAAAATAAAAAATAAAATATCTGCAAGTTCTTCAGATATTTCTCCTTTCTTTTGTTTGATTACTTCCTCAACTTCTTTTGCAGATTTAAAACGAAAATGTTCGAGAAGCTCTGAAGATTCTGTAATAATCCCAATGGCAAGATCCTTGGCGTTATGAAATTGATCCCAATCCCGTTCTTCGCAAAATTCTTTGACTAATTCTTTTAATTCCTTAATATTAGTTTTATCATCCATAAAGTAAATCCTAAACTATCGAAATAAGGAAGCAATTTAAAGCCTTATTGTAAAACAAATTCATTAAAAAATAGAATTACTTAATACTTGATTCAACCTGAAAAACTGGATAATTCCATTCCTACGTGATTATTCCTTTCTCCTTCATACTGCAATATCCATTCATTCCTATGATGATATGGTCCATTACATTAATTCCGATGAGATCACCGGCATTGAATAACATCTTTGTCACCTCAACATCTGCAACAGATGCTTCCGCCTCCCCGCTCGGATGGTTATGAACCAATATTATCGCATGCGCACTGCATCGTATCGCAGGGTTGAACACCTCCCGTGGATGAATCAGGCTTGCATCAAGGATACCGACGGACACCAAGCTTTCCTGTATCACCCGGTTCTTCGTATCAAGGCACAACGCGTAGAAGTACTCCTTCTTCTTCTCAGCCAGGTTATCAACAAAATAATGGTACACATCCTCAGCACACGTCATCTTCTTGCTAAACCCTGACGAGCGCAGCCGGTTGGTCCGTCGGAACAGCTCGTACATCGCTGTTATCCGCAGCGCCTTGACCTCATCATCACCACACACCTTCGTCAGCTCAGGTAATGACAACTCAGCCAACCGATGCAAATTCGCTTCTTTGAGCACCCGCCGCGAGCAATCGACGACGTTCTCATCCTTGTTCCCACGACCAAGAACAATTGCTAAAAGCTCTGCATCAGAACACACCTCAGCCCCATGCGCCTTCAACCGGGCACCAGGCCGCTCAAACCACGGCATCTCACGAATATTCATACGCTCTCATTCCTCCTTCATTCTTGGTTCCTTCATCCATTCCAACAACTTCTGCCGCAACATCTCCTTCGACGGCACATACAGCTGATACCGCGCAGGATACACCCGCGTATCCTTCGGCAACGTCAACTTCACCAACGCATCATTCTTCATCGAACATAGGATAATCCCGATTGTCGGGTTCTCATCAGCAGACCGGACAAACCGATCAAAATAATTCACATACATCTGCATCTGACCAAGATCCTGGTGAGTAAGCCTACCAATCTTCAGATCAATGACGACATAACAACGAAGAATCCGATTGTAGAAGACAAGATCGACAAAAAAATGATTGGCATCAAAGCTCAACCGCTTCTGCCGCGCCTCAAACAAAAATCCCTTCCCAAGCTCTAGCAAAAAACGCTCTACTTTATCGATGATAGCCGATTCCAAATCATGCTCGGAATAGATATTCTTCTCATCGAGCCCGAGGAACTCAAGAACATACGGTTCTTTCAACACATCCTCAGGTTTCTCAACCAGCTGTCCCTTCAAAGAAAGCTCCTTGATTTTCTTCTTATCCCGACTTAACGCGAGACGCTCAAACAACCCAGAGTCATACTGACGTTTCAACTCACGGAGCGACCAGTTGTTTTCCGCTCCCTCGATCTCATAAAACTGCCGTTCCTTCCTATCAACGATAGCAAGCAGGAACACATACTGAGACCAACTCAAACGAAAAGGCATTTTCGAATCGGACGATACGTTCTGCCAAGATGGCAATTCCTTTGGTACAATCTGATTTATCTCTTCATGTTCAGCTAATTTCCCAGACACTGTCTGGGGAATCTTCGGGATTCGCGTCCCATATTCAAGAAAAAACCGTCTCATATATTCAAGGTTACTTCTTGAAAATCCTCTACCAAATTCAGAGGAAAGTTCCTTTGAGAGTTCCGGAAGTATTTGTTTGCCATATTCAGCACGCTTTTTCCCTTTCTGCTCGTGCTCGATGATTAGACGACCTATTTCATAATTGGTCATTACCTGCAATGTGCTGACGCCATGGGCAGCAACCTGACGGGATGAACGAATCAACGATTGGATCCTGATGAGAAGCTGTTTACTTTCTTTATCCATGTCCGACCACCTCTAGATCAAGGATAATTTTGCCATTTGATTTTGAGGCACGACAAGCATTTCTAAATTGATTTCAGAACCCAATGGAGGTATTAGACTCCAAATCCGCTCGTACCACGGCATCTCACGAATATTCATAAACTTCGTTTCTCCCAGACTTATTATTAACAGACTTAGAAAAAAGAATTATGTAGCTCTTCTTATATCTTTTGTTTTAATCCAGAGAAAACTATAAGAATCAACGGATAAAAAGAAGGATCAGACCACATGCTGTCGCAACCCAGCAACATCAATAAAATAGACAGTGCATCCATTCACCTTCATCGAGCCAGGCTTTCCTTTATACGTGATAACAAGGGCAGTCTTGGGATGATACATCTCAATAAACGATCGCAGCCCACGTTCGACCTTCCCCTGGTCTGCACGCACCTTCACCTCAATAGGGACAACAGTGGATGCTTTCTCGACGATAAAATCAACTTCTGTTTTTGTTTTTGTCCTCCAATACTTCGGGGTCACCCCACATTTCAAAAGCTCTGAAAACACATAGTTCTCAAAGACCTTCCCGGGAGGCTCCACAGGAAAACTGTTCGCGATACTATTACGTAAACCGGTATCAACAAAATAGATCTTCGGTTGTTTCACAATCTCTTTGAGCTTATTGGAAAAAAAGGGATTGACTCGTACGATGAAATAGCTTTTCTCCATGGCATCAAGATACTTCTTAATCGTTTGAAACGACAGCGCAAGGGACGATGACAGTTCCTCATATGAAAGAATGTTTCCAACGCTCAACGCGAGATATTTTGCACAACGCTCAAGGGCACTGATATCATCGATAGAAAACGTCCGTGCGACGTCTTTCAGAAGCATCGTTTCATATAAATCTCGAAGAATAGTGGTCTTCATTTCAATATCATTTGTCAACACGACTTTTGGGTATCCCCCATATTGGATATGCTCCCCAGTCAGCCGTTGGGCAATCGCTGGTGTCGTTGCCTTCTGACCTTTTGCCATGAGAAACTCGCCATAGGAGAAGGGGTACAAGCGGACAATGGAGATTCTTCCAACGAGGTACGAGAGGATTTCTTTTCCAAGCAGAACCTCCGATGATGAGGTAATCCAGAGTTTTCGACCAGAATCAACAAGATATTTGAGCTTTTGACCAGCATCTTTGCATGATTGGACTTCATCAAGGACGGAAAGTACGTTTCCTTCGAGATACTGCTGATCGAATTTTTTTACATCGTCATCAAATAATGAGCGTACATCGGGGTCGTCAAAGAGCACATAGGTGGATTTCGCTTGTTCCATCTGTTTTTTAAGAAAGGTGGTTTTTCCTGATTGCCGTGCGCCAACCACAGCAACCATGGAATAACTGCGTATGATTTTATCAAACGTTTTCTTTATCTCTCGTTCGACATACATACTATTATCTCTATACGGACGACCTATATATACTTTACTAAAATTGAAGTGTAGTTAAACAAAAGTTATACTAAAATTTAAATATAGTTTAATAAAAGTAAATCTTATGGATTGTCATTTTAGTAAAATCTCATATCTCAAACCACGGCATCTCACGAATATTTATAGTTTCGTTTCTCCCAGACTATTTTTTATTTCAGACTTGAGAAAAAGAATTATTCAGCTGTTCTTATATTTTTTGTTTTTTAAAAAGAACAGCATCAATGCATTAACAGAAGAAAACGGACAACCTCAGCGCTTTCATCTGTAGATGGTATCATGATGGTCTAAATCAATGAATACAACCGTATCGGACGTGACATCATACCGAAAGACCAGGATAAAATGTGAGTCAATATGAACCCGCCTGAGATGCTGCAGTGGCGCCCGGAGATTCTTATAATGAGTTACGTCGTCACAGCTGAGGATCTCCTCCATCTTCTTCAGAAGAATCGTATATCGATTCTTATCTCTTTTAAAAAGGATTTTCATCTTTTTCTTGAAATGTTCTTCGGTAAAATACTTACGCATGTTCGATTTCATCTCTCAACTGTTGTAGTGAGGAAAATTTTGTGTATTTGCCGGATTTTTCTATTTTTTTGATTTTCTTGATGTATTCAGGTCGAAGCTCAGGCTCAAGAAGGTTTTGTTCTACATAGTCCAACGCTAGCTCGATCGCCTGGCTTTTATCTTTCAGACCGTACTTTGCTTTTAAAATATTTACGATTCGATTGGCTCGATCATTGAGAGTAATGAAGGCTTGAACCATTCATGTCACCTTAATATCATATTAATACGGCATTAATATTTAAAATTTTCTCCAAACCACTCGAAAAGACCACTCTTCTTAACAGGAC